CACCTAGTGTGGTAGCTCCTGGTGCGTCCATTAAAATTCCAGTTTCAACCACTGCACTAGCAGTGATCCCGCTGCCAACATTGGTTGTGGCCTTAAATCCCAGGCGACTGGAATCATTGGTCAATCGTGTCAATGCACTAGCAGTGCCCAAGGTATAAGATTCTTGATACTGACGGACTTTGCCATAGATGCTGACTTGAGGGGTGGTTTGTGCCTGAGCAAAACCTGCGGCCAATGCCAGGGCCAATAGTAAAGCATATTTCTTCATGAAGTTTTCCTTTTAAAAAATTGTTGTTATGTACCCGAAGGCACATTCTTACTTAGCTAGTATAGCAATCTAAGTGCTATTTTACGACTAAATTGGCTGCTTCTGCCTCGGTATATGTGCTCGGAATCAAGTTTCCCTGAGTAGGAATTGAATTGGGTGTGCTAGGAATCACTGTGTCTTGTCCAGCCCCAGCAGCATCCAGAACAAATATATTTTTACCTTCTCTCAAACAAGCCACTATGGCTTGCCCACCTTGTGTGCTGAGATTGGCAATGGTTTCAAGAAACTGTGCAGGTCCATCTTGTTCTGTATTGACTCCATAATCAGGCAAACTCTGTACCAAACTCATAATTGGACCGCGGCTGGTTGGATCTAAATTGGCCACGTCTATGCTGGCTAAAGAAAGATTAGTATTCTCTAAATTGAGATTAGCAGCCATGGAAATAAAATTATTGTTTAATACCAAAGATTGTGTAGGATACAAACTTTCAATACCAGCAACTTCAGCAGCGGCCACAGTGATCAATGCATTCAGTGCCGCATCAGGATTGGTATAAGTTCCTGCGCCTGGGCCCGGGGGGATGACCACTGTGTCGTCTATACCTGTATTATAAACTCCATCCACGGTATTTTGCATTCGAGTGTAGATGATAATTAATGTGTTCAGGATTCCATCTGATGTCATGCTATTGAGTGTGGTGGTAACATTGGTAAGATCACTAGTGAACGGTACCCCGACTGCTGCACCCAACAAATCAGTTATGACCAATGTCCCATTGGGACCTGTTCCAGTTGCATACGTGTTGGCATAGAATTCTGCCACAGATGGCGGAACTGCTGTGGTCAATGAACTTATGAGATCAAGGTCTCGAGTGGTCTCCATGTTAGCAAATGCTAACGCCAACTGTATCAAACTCATGTTGTTGATATTTTTAATTTGTTGCAAACTCACCTGCATGGCCTTGCAAGCCAATGCCTGATCTGGTGGGATGATCAAACTCAATCTTTGATATGTGATCATATTACTACCGCCCAAGATCAACACATATCGTGGCAAGTAAATCAACAACTTTGAATTCACAGCGCCTTGATTGTTGTCGTAGATGGCGCGAAGCACAGTCGATGTCTCTTGATTGTAAGTTCTCACTGTGAGACTGGGATAGCTGTTAGGGAATATCTTGACTGGGTTTAACAAGTCAGCCATGTTATTGATATTTGGTGTGCTTACTCCAAACACAGCCAGCACCTGTTCTAGTTCTGTGCCGGTCACAGTCAACATGCCCTGATATGCTAGTCGTTGCAAATTGTCACTAACTGTGACATTTGGATTTGCAATGTCGTTGATATCGGTTTGGTCAATTCCTGCCTGAATCAATGCATTGCTTACCCCTGGGATGAGATTGGTCAATGAAGCCAATCGTCTCAACAACGAAGCTGGTGATCCAAAATTACCAAGGTCAGAAAGATCAATCAGTTGTCCCAGCGCAGCTAGATCAGCACCAAATGTCGGCATGGCCAAATTCACATCACTAAGATTCCCAGTGATCAAACTGTTCATTGTAGTAAAAGTTGACCCTAGATAAGTCTGACTGTTGATACTGGTATTGATATAGTTGTTAGTTGCACTCACATAGCCTTGTGCTGCTGGAAACACCTGTGCAAACACAGTCACGTTGCCATTGCCAAGATAACTGTTGCCTTGTTCAGTGATTACCCCGGTGAATCCTGAATTCACATTGATTCCCAGATCAAGATAACCCGCAGGCGTATTGTCAGCCAGTGCCGGTACTGTGGTCGAGCAAAACGATGCCATATTGGCCAATGTGTTGGCAGTGATGCCAGCTGGTCCTGAGTTGGCTATTGCAGCAAAGAAAGGAGTAAGCAAAGTGGTACCAGTGTAAGAAGTTACAGCAGCAGTCCAAGTGTTGGCAATTCTGATGCCACCGTTGTTGCTCAGTGTAGCACCAGCAATCATTTGTAAAGGAGTTAGAATACCAATGGTCATTGTTTATCCTGCAAACACAGTTGCACTACCACTAGCTACAAACGTACAACCAGCAAGGCCATCACCAACTCTTGCCAACGGCTTGCCGCCGACAAATACTGTAGAACTTCCACTTGAAATTGGTGCCACGTGCGGCGGACATTTCGTGCCTGCTGGACGCAAATGAGGCGTACTGAGATCGCCAAGTCTAGCAGCAGGTTTTGAATTGACAAATACTGTGGCACTGCCTTGAGCAATGCTAAATCCGCTGCAATGTGGAACTCCTTGATCACCCAATCTCGCTACTGGTCGCATACGCTTTCTCCATAAGTCTATTAAACAGACCCAGCCAGGCGTCAATTTCTTTGTGCTGCTGTTGAGTATGCGGCTCCGGAGGGATTTCCGGAAGAAATTCTATCACATGGTCCAGGTCGTCAGGGATATCGTCATAGCAATCGTATACTTCAATTATATCGCGCCTCATGATTACAAATCTGTGTCCCATATTGTATTTATAGGAGCAAAAACTCGTATCAGCCCAAATGTATACTGGTGGTGCTTTGCATGTATTGGTCAGCAAATGATTTGTCACTGGCCACCGCAACAGTTACTGTGAGTTTACTCAAGTTGATATCTTTGTCTGGTGCCACAGTGAACAGGTATGGCATCAACCCTGGTCCCTTGGCACCCATGGCAATTACCATGGGCTTTGACAGTTTGTAATGTGTAGCAGTTTCTTCATTGAGTCTTGCCACTAATTCTTCACCTGATGTGAGTTTGAGTGTGACTACTTCGCCTGCGCTAACGCCTTTGTCTATTAACATAATTTTAAACTTTCTTTTGAATTGACATTTGTAATTTACTCCCCATATCCGCCAGCAGTTTCTTCAATGTATTTTTTTAATTCTTGAAACCCCCCAATGTGGTTGTTATGTACAAAAATTTGTGGTACTGTTCTTGCTGTGGGCACTGCTTCTAACAAGTCTTCTCGGGTGTATCCGTGCCCAATTTTCTTTTCTTCATATGCAATATTGCGTTGCTTTAACAAAGCTTTGGCTTGGTCGCAGAATGTGCAATTGTCTTTTGACCAGACGATGGCTGTCATATTTTTCCTTTATAAATTTGGTAGTTGATCATAATCAAGTTCAGACGACATAATACCAATTACGTAGTTAGTTGACTCATTTTCTTGCAAGGCCGTCTGTTTGCTGGATGTTGAGACATGTTTGTTGAACCATGGAATAGGTGTGCTGCGTGGTGCTGCGGTTTGATATTTGATACCAATGTCTTTGAGAGCACCAACTGCTGTGTAGTCCACAAAATCTTTGAGAATGTTTGCATTGAGACCAATTACTGGACCCATCTTGAACAAATGCTCAGCCCAGGCTTTTTCTTCACGGATCACATCCTGATACAAGGCATACACTTCTGCTTCGCAAGCGTCTTTGACCGCAGCAAATCGGTTGTCTTCTTTGATAACTTGGTTGATAAGATATGCAGTCCATCCTTTGTGCAGCAATTCGTCTTGCAGAATCAATCCAATAATGTTGCCATTGCCAATGAAGATTTTGTTCTCTACCATGGCCAAGCTAGTGGCAAACGATACCATGAATCGGAATGCTTCCAGTGCATAACTGGCATGCAATGCCATCCAAATTGTTCGAACATGTTCACGTTCTTCCACCGGTTGCCCTAGTTCTTTTGCACAGTTGATTCTGTGTAAGTCATCATAATATCGTCCTACACTTGATGCCATGTCTACAATTTCTGTGGTGTCATGAATGGTATTGAAAACATCTTTAGGCACGTTATAGATATTACGAATGATATGGCTGTAACTCTTTGAATGGATATTTGTTTCAAAGAATCCCCAGTTATACATCAATGCTTCTACTTCGGGCAAGCTGCATACCGGCGTGAATACCTGTGTAGGTCCACGTCCTTGCAAACTGTCCAATGCAGTCTGCCGCAGTAAATTGCTAGTAAAGATATGTTTGACTGCATCACTGGCATCTTTAAAGTCATTGGCATCTTTGCTGAGACTGATCTCTTCAGGTTGCCAGAAGAAGCCACGTGCAGTGGCTTCAAAGTCTGCAATCTTTTTATACTTGACTTCTTCAAAGCGTTGAATAGTAACTGGACCTGCTGGGTCCAGAAACATCTTGCGATTCAAATAATCTGTCTTTGTGTTTAGGTTATATTGTGCTTGGCTCATAATTTACAACTTTCGCAATCTTCTTCTTCATCAAAATCTATATGTTCTAACATCGGCGGTGCGATTTCAGCATCAGCTTTGCTACCCTGTTTATTCACGAGGCTATAATAGAAGGTCTTGAGGCCCCACATATGTGCTTGCATCAAGTTCTTTGCTATCAATGTAGTTGGAACTTTACGGTCAGCGTAGTGTGCAGGGTTATAGAATGTGTTAGTACTGATACTTTGATCTACATAAGCCGCTAATACTGCTGCGGTTTTTAAGTAACCATCACAGTCTTTTTGTTCCCACATCAATTGATACTTGTTCTTTAGTTTGTGATATTCTGGAACAACTTGTGTAAAGCTACCTGCTTTACTTTCTTTAACACTAATCAAACTCATGGGCATCTCAATGCCATTTGTACTGTTAATAACTACACTACTTGATTCTACTGGAGCAATAGCCATTTGTGTAGCATTACGTACACCGTGTTCTTTCATGTTAACACGTAATGTTTCCCAATCTAGTTCTGGAGCAAAGTCAGTTAATTGATTAACACCTTTGGCTCTTAGTTCCCAGGGGAATACTCCTTGACCATATCTTGTCTTGTCGCTACCTTCACACTTGCCTCTTTCTTTGGCAAGTTCTACACTTGCTTCTGTTAGATAGAATGCTAGATGTTCTGCCCAAATTTTAACTTCAGCTAATGCATCTTTCTCACCGTACTTGAGACTACGCTTTGCATGCCAATATGCTAAGTTAGTTACACCAATGCCCAATGGACGAATCTCATCGTTGCTCAGTTTAGACTGAATGGAGAGAAAGTCTTGATAGTCAAGAATGTTATTGAGGCTACGATGCAATATGCGACAAGCACGGCGCATATCTTCGGGATTTCTAAACGCACCCCAATTTATACTTCCAAGTGTACAGAGGGCTATCCTGCCGGTATCGTCATCTAATCGCTTAAAACTTTTTGTCGGAAGTAGGATCTCACAACAGAGGTTGCTTTGATAGATGGTATGATACTCTGGATCAAACGGTCCTTGTTTCATTACATTATCTATGAACACAAGATAGATACGTCCAGTGTCAGTGCGCTCTTTCAGTATGCCTGACTTGAATACTTCTTCTGCACTCATAGTCTTAGTACGCAGGTCTTTGCGCTTTTCATATTTAACATAAAGTTCTTCAAATCTTTCTGTATTTTGATAGAACGCTTCGTACAAATCAGGAACTTCATTTGGATCAAAGAATGTTATTTGTTCTTTGTTTTTGAATCTTCTCCAGAAGAAAGCACTAAGCACAACCCCATAATCCATATGACGGACTCGGGTTTCTTCTGTTCCTTGGTTGTTCTTAAGGACAATAAGATCATCAAACTGATGATGCCAAATGGGATAAAAAACTGTAGCACTTGCATTACGAATACCTCCTTGCGAATTGTGTGTCAATACCATTGGACCATTGCTACTAGAGGAAGCAAAAAAGGTATGAGTATCTTCTACTGTAATATCAATATAGCCAGTATCGTTTTGCTGTTCAAAATCAGAAACTAGCAAACGAGTAAATCCTGTTTCAGTGAGAACAAGATGATCGTTAGTAAGTTCCTTAGGTTTTTTCTGTAAGAACGATCCCGAGTCGCTCCATACCATTATGGGGTGATTTACGGAGCAGTTTAACACAACACCGTTTTCAAACTGCAAACGAACTTGATCTTCTGTTTTTACAATAGTATCCCACTTGTTAGTTACTGCTTTAAACAATATATCTCCTTGCTCATTTTTTGTTTTAACTTTCATCCCTATCACAAGGTCTTTAATCTGAATCTTTTTAGTTTTTACCATTTTCGTGCTCTTTTCTTGTTATTGTTTCAATATCATTAAATTTTGCAGACATGTCATATTGTTTGACTTTCAGTACTGTTTTTCCTCTAGTTGCTCTATAATATTGATCTAATAATTCTTTTGATTTAAAGAATTTACTGTCTACCTTATAGAAAACTTTAGTGGTCTGATTAGCATAATCGTTAATATTAATTTGATATTCTTCTTTGTCTATTATAACAGTTTTTCTTTTAGAAATTGAATAAACTACCACATTTCCGGTGTTATGATGTTTATATAAATCCCTATCATAATTTTCTTTTTTTACTAATTTCTTCTCTCCTGTTACCCTGTCTGTAACTGGAATTAAACCAAATGTATTTCCAATGTACCGACCATTTGAATTGTTGAAATCTTCTTGTGTTATAGTTACTCTAGTGTTAGTGGTTGTGTCGTGTGCAACCACTTTCCCTTTAGTAAGTCCCACATATCTACTGTCCGCTTGAAATACTGATTTTGGAATCCTACATGATTGTCCAGTCACTGTATCCAATGCTAAGACATAATTCTTAAATTCAGTAGAATGAATGCTAGGATCAAAATCTGAAGTATATATCTTTTTAATTCCGGTTTCTGTTCTTATATTCATCATACCTTTTGAAATATGTAGATGTTTTCCAGTAGCAAATTCTTCCACACTTACCCGATACGTATTTCCACTAGAATCTTTGCATAATACAGACCCTGCTCCGCAGTTTGAGCCACCTGCAGTTAGAGAGTTTATAAAAATAGAGTTCTTACCAACTTGATGCTTTTGATGGAATATTTTTTCTGCCGTAAACGCATCACTCCTGGTAGTGAAGTATTCAATTCTATACTCAAATAAGTATGGCATCTTTTTTAGTTTTTCTTTAAAATCAACTACGGTTGAACTAGTAAAGTATTTTACCAACAAATCGTGCTTATTACAGCCTTCAACCCCACGAGAACCGGAATAAAACTTTCCAGTCTCTGTATCTTTAATAGTATAGCAGTAGTAAGCCGAATTTGATAGCATATTAGTTTGTGCTCCGTTGTATGATTCTAGTAAATAATTTAGCATTTCGTATACCCCCATTATTATTTATGCTTGTGTGCGAAAAACTATTATTTAGCAATAGAATCATCCTCATCTAGTACTTCTATCCAAGTATCCGGAGTTACACAGCAAGACCTTAAATCTCCAAACCACTTCTTTAAAAATGGTATCATGCCGGTATGCATGATCTCACCACCGCGGATGGGTGAGCCTAGTGGTCGTAGTCGTCCAATCTCTAACCCAATGCCAGCACGTTTGCTGGCATACTTGGCCATCATTTCCCCACTAGCGAATATACTATCGAGATCATCATCGCTGCGAATAAGAACGCAGCTAGAGAATTGTTTAGTAGGAGTTCCAAGACCAGCGAGAACAGGAGTAGCAAGAGTAAATAAGCCATCACTTGCAGCATTGTAATATTCCTTTATATAGCGCATTCTTGCTGAGTTTGGTTCTTCCGAGTGAAAAACTGTAGCCGCTGCAACCATGTAACGAACTTGGGGAGTTTCATAAGTTTCCTTTGTGGCACGATTCTTCACAAGATATTTTTCAATCAATTGCTCGATAGCGGCATAGCCATATTGTTCGTCCTTGGAATGATCTATCATGTCCTGCATACGGTTCCAATCAGATTCGTCGTACCATTCCAATAGTTCAGGAGTGTACAAGCCCGTGGCTACGTTTTTCTTTACAATCTCATACAAGTGGGGAGGCTCATAAGAGCCATATACATCTTTTCTCAACATGCTAAGACGTTGCTTACCTGCCACATATTGATAGTTAGTGTGCCCAACATCTGGATTATGTTCTATATCGATCAAGTCCACAATGGCTCGTAGTGTGATACCATCAATTTCTTTGGTAGTGATGCCATCATAAAAGTGCATCTGGGCTTTGATTTCTACCATGCTTTGACTTACATCTGCAATGCCTGCACATACTTTGGCAATTTGGGTTTGCCACTTTTCTAGGCTTAATTGTTCTTTTCTTCCGTTACGTTTAATAACTGTGATTTGTGTCATATACTCAATATAGTTGTTGTTTTACATCGCTCTGCGTGATGTGATGTCTATTCTGCTGTAGGTTGATATTTAACCCTGGAGACTGGTCCCAATTCAATATATATTTCCCATTCTCTACTAGGACTAAATTGCCCCGATCTGATTCGATCAGCATAGCGTCTTGAAGATCGTAACGATCCAGCACAGTAATAGTATACAGGATTCCTAGCCCGCGAGCAAGATCACAATAGATGTTGTCGCTCAAAAGTTGCCAGGGATCTGGCCAATCCGCTTGATCGTCCCAGTGTAAATGATAAGCTCGCCAGGGAGTTTGTTGCCACCAGGAATTGATCTCCTCTAGGGCATCCGGCTTAGGCAGTGTGCAAACGCGATTTCGTAAAACGTTCCACGCTGCCAAACGTTGTTCAAAGGTTGAACACCACATCAAGCAAGTTTGGTTACCGAATAGTTAATAGTGGCTCCAATACCAGTGTTAGTGGTAGTGGCTTTCCAAGTTA